CAGTAACAGTTGATATTCCTGGATTTGGTAACGTAGTTGCACAAAACGCGGCTGAGGACTCTACTCTTAAAGAGATACTTCGCGCCCTTAAAAAAGGCGGTGGTGGAGCCGGTGGCGGAGGCGGTGCTGGTGGAGCCGGCGGTCCTGGCGGCATTAGTAAAGTATTAACTGGCCTTTCTCCTAAATTAGGAGATTTTGGTGAGAATATTTCAAACACTACAACATTATTAGACAACTTTGGTAAGGGACTTAGCAGTGCGACTGGATTGTTAACTAAAGGCTTGATGGGTCTTGTAACTTCTGCTGGCGCATTAGGAATGGAATTCATCGCCGGCGGCAACAGAATGAGCGACTTTGCTCAGCACGTTCCACTTATTGGAAATGCACTCGGCGGACTAACAGGATTTATTGAAGGAAATGTAGATACTTTTAGAGATTTAAGTGATGTAGGCGCAAGTTTTGGTAACAACGTAGTTGAAATGAATATGGCGGCATCACAAGCAGGACTAGGTCTAGATGCGTTTGCTGAGATGGTTGGTAATAATGCTGACAAGATGATGTTACTTGGTGGCACAACTACTGAAGGTGCAAAACGTTTTGGTCAATTAGCAAAAGATATTAGAAATAGCAGACAAGACTTTATGGGAATGGGATTTACCATGGAGCAACTTAATCAACATACTGCTGAATACATGGAAATGCAAGCACGTCAAGGTAGACTGCAAGGCATGAGTGATGCACAATTACGCAAAGGATCTGAAGATTATTTAATGCAGATTGATCGACTTGCTAAAGTAACAGGTAAATCACGAAAAGAAGCAGAAGCATTATTAAAACAACAAAATGCTGAAGCAAACGTACTTGCATTAAAAATGAGATTAGAAGGTGAAAATCTTAAAAACTTTGAAAACAACTTAGCATTTGTTGAATCTGAATTACCAGGTTTTGCAGGTGCTATTAAAGATATGGCAGACGGTGTTGCTCAAACTCCTCTAGCACAAAAACTTGCATCAACTATTCCAGGTTTTGCTGAACTCCAAAAACAAATGGGTGATGGTGCTATCGGTCAAGAAGAATACATGAAGAAAATGGCCGCATTTGGTCCTCAAATTGAATCAATGCTTAAAGATATGGATCCAGCCGCAATTCAGGCGTTGATGGGCAAAGAAGGGTTTGATGGTTTACTAAGTGGAATTTCAGATTATAGAAAAATGTCTGGTAAAGTAAACAACATGAACTTTAAAGAAATTGAAGAGGAACAAAAAAAGCGTAACAAAGGTACATCGGCTATCGCAAACTTTGAAAATGCTATTGCTGGCGCAAGAGCAAAACTAATGGAAGTGTTTGTTGAAAGCGGATTGTTTGATATGCTAGTTGACAATGTTGGAAAATTTACTAGTTGGTTTACTGATAAAGGTGAAAGCGGTGTTAGTAAGATTGAAGAATTTACAACAGGACTTATTAATTGGGCAAAAGATACGGTTGCATTCCTTAAAGAAGAATGGGATTCAGCGGCCGAAGGTGAAGGCATAACGGATAAGATTATGAATTTTGTCAGCAGTGTTTGGGATAAAAAAATTAGTCCTGCTATTGGAACAGCATTTAATTCTTTAGTAAGCAACATTGGTTCTGGTATTTGGAATGCGATTGTAAGTAATCTTGATACTATTTTAATTGGATTAGGTGCAGGTATACTAACTCTTATTACAGCACCAATTATTGCACCATTCCTCGCAATCGGTGCGGCATTGCTGGCAATGTTTGGATGGGAAACGATTAAAGGATGGATCGGCGGAGCCTGGGACGCACTATCGGGAGTATTTTCTTGGATTGGTGACAAAGCGGCAATGTTATGGGATCTAGTAGGTCCTACAATGCAATTCTTTTCAGATACATTAGGAACACTATTTGGTTGGATATCTGAAAAGGTAGGCGCACTTTGGGATTTCATACAACCGGTTATTAATTTTTATACGTCAACATTTATGACAATGTTTGGATGGATTGGAGATACATTTGGTTGGATATGGGATAAGGTAAAGACTCCAATTATGTTCATTTACGATACATTTATGACTATGTTTGGCTGGGTAGGTGATACTGTTTCTTGGATTTATGATAAAATTAAAATGCTCAATCCGTTTAATTGGTTTGGCAGTGACGATGACGAAGATGAAGCAGAAGCCAAAATTGCTGACGCAAAAGAAAGAGAAACAGGAATCAAAACTCCAGTACCTGCAGATTCACCGTTTAATTCTACAGTACCAAAAAGAGAAGATACTGATATAGCATTGACTGATAAACCAGAACCAAAATCATATAGTACAACAACGGCATCAGCATCAACCACTTCTAATGCTGTTAGTAGTTCAGATGGATTAAATAACAGTACAGCATTAGCCATGATAGATTTATTAAAAGAACAAAACAAATTACTTAGAGCCCAAGTTAATGCAACAAAAGGGTTACAAGGTAACTTATTGAAGGGCGTAGGATAAAAAGATATGAGTTGGAAAAGATATTTTACAAATGTACCAACAGGAGATAATAATTCAGGTTCATTAAGTCCATTTAGTGGACGAGGCGGTATGGAGCCAGGACCGGCACGATCAAACTATTCAAGTTATCTTCCAGATGTGTATGTAGGTTCACCAAACCGCGTTGAACGTTATGGTCAATATAATGTAATGGATAACGATTCAGAAGTTAATGCGGCACTAGATATCTTAGGAGAGTTTTGCTCTCATCAAAATCCTACAAACGGAACTAATTTTGCTTTAAAATTTAACAAGCCTGGCACCAGTTCAGAAATTAAAGTTTTACAGCAGTACCTATTACAATGGAGTAAACTGCAAAACTTTGATACAAAAATGTTTCGTATTTTACGTAATGTATTCAAATACGGAGATTCCTTTTTCATTAGAGATCCAGAAACTAAAAAATGGTATCACGTAGATCCTGCAAAAGTTTCACGTATTATTGTAAACGAAAGCGAAGGTAAAAAGCCTGAACAATATATTATAAAAGATATTAATTTTAATTTCCGTGATCAAATTATTACAGACCCGTATGTTACATCAGGTAATGTAACAGGCGGCGGTGCTTCACAACCTGCGACAGGTTATCAAGCAGGCGGCGCACAAGGAATGGTAGGTAATACTGGAACATCACAAGGTGGAAGTAGATTTCAAACAGGACAACAAGAATATGCTATTGATGCAGAACACGTTGTCCACTTGTCGCTATCAGAAGGATTAGATAACAACTATCCATTTGGTAATTCATTATTAGAATCAATCTTTAAAGTTTATAAACAAAAAGAATTACTCGAAGATGCTATTATTATTTACAGAACACAACGAGCACCAGAGCGTAGAGTATTTTACATTGATGTAGGTAATATGCCATCGCACTTGGCAATGCAATTTGTTGAGCGTGTTAAAACAGAAATTCATCAAAGACGTATTCCAAGTAGCACAGGCGGCTCAACAAGTGTAATTGATAGTGCATATAATCCATTGTCAACAAACGAAGATTACTTCTTCCCGCAAACAGCAGAAGGACGTGGATCTAAAGTTGAAACATTACCAGGTGGTACTAACTTAGGTGAAATTGACGACTTAAAATATTTTACTAACAAACTTATTAGAGGTTTGCGTATTCCAAGTAGTTACTTGCCAACAGCGGCACAAGACGAAGGACAGAGTCAATACAATGACGGTAGAGTTGGCACAGCATATATTCAAGAATTACGTTTTAATAAGTATTGCGAACGTTTACAAAATTTAGTTGTATCACAGTTTAATGAGGAGTTTAAACGTTACCTATTAGAAAAAGGTATGAATATTGACATTTCAATGTTTGATATTGAATTCCAAGAGCCAATGAACTTTGCTTCATACAGACAATCAGAACTTGATAATGTACGTATTCCAACATTTACACAAGTTCAAGCAGTTCCGTTCTTATCAAATAGGTTTGCAATGAAACGTTTCTTAGGAATGAACGATGAAGAAGTTGCAGAAAACGAACGTATGTGGCGTGAAGAAAATGATGAAAATCTAACACCGTTACCAACAGATGCAAGTGCAGAAATGCGAGATGTTGGTATTAGTGGTGCAGGAATGGGAGCAGATATGGGAGCAGGGGAAGACATTGATCCAAATGCAGAACCAGCACCAACAGACGGTGGCGCGGCGACACCACCAGATACTGCAACAGGCGGCGGCGCAGAACCAGTGCCTACAGCATAATAGGATAAATACTTTTATGATACTACGTGAATTTTTTTACTTTGACAAAGAAACTATGGAACCGAACGAAGATAAGTCGTACGATCCGGCTGATGACGAATCCATTGTACAAAGAGATGATACTCGCAAAACAAGACTTACACTAAAGCAAATTAATAAAGCACGTAGAGCAAGCGAATATCATAATGAAGAAAAACAAAAAGAATTACATTTTGTAAGACAAATGTACGGTATTGCATCTCAACCTGAAGTTTAAGTTGCGGAGCATAGGTAGATGTCCACAGCATTCGTTCTAGGTAACGGCACAAGCAGACAAACAATTCCATTAGAACCATTAAAACAATACGGCAAAGTATACGGCTGTAACGCTTTATATCGAGAGTATGAACCAGATTATCTAGTAGCAGTTGACGCTAAAATGGTTCTAGAAATAGTGAAAACTAACTGGCATCTGAAGCATAACGTATACACCAATCATAATAAAACCTTTAAAGATATTGCCAAATTGAATATTATGAATCCGTCAAAAGGATGGAGTTCTGGACCTACAGCACTAGATTTAGCAACAGAACACGGGAATGAAAATATCTATATTATAGGGTTTGATTTTAAGGGAACTACAGGCAGAGGCGATGTTAGT